GAAGCAACAACCACAGGCGGTTCTAACACTGCAATGGGTAGATATGCAATGGCTACTAATACAACAGGAAATAATAATGTTGCAATTGGTCAAGCAGCTTTAGACGCTAATACCACAGGTACTCTAAATGTAGCTGTTGGTGTAAATTCTTTAAGTGCAAACACCACAGCTTCGCACAATACAGCGCTTGGTGAAGGTGCTGGTGAAGCTTGTACGACTGGTTTTGCAAACACTTTTATTGGCAGAGCTGCTGGTGATGCAACTACTACTGGTGATTATATTATAGCTATTGGTTATGCGACTGATGCTTCTAGTGCAACTGCTGATAATCAAATCATAATGGGTGATAGTGTTACAGGAAACGCAGCCGATAGTTTTTGTTTTGGTAGCGGGGCAACAGATTCAGCCATAGCATTTGGAGCAACTTCTATAACTGCACCTTCGGATATTAGATTAAAAGAAGACATTCAAGACGAAGAAGTTGGACTAGACTTTATTAACGAACTAAGACCAGTGACCTTCCAATGGAAGAAAGGTAAAGACGTTCCAGAAGATATGAAAGCACATGTTCCTGACTCAGAAGAACGAGTAATGAACGGAAAATACAATCATGGTTTTGTAGCACAAGAAGTCAAAGAAGTCATCGACAGACACGATCTAAAAGAAGGTTTTGATATGTGGACTGAAGATGAAACTGATGGCAGACAAAGAATTGGAGAAGGTGCATTGATACCAATGTTGGTAAAATCAATCCAAGAACTCTCGGCAGAAGTCGAGCAATTAAAACAAAAAGCACATGATAAGTGCGACAACTAAATAAAGAGGAATAAAAAATGGCACAATCAATAGAAGAGTGTTTAGCAGCAGCTACAGATAGCGTGACTCTTATCGATGACGTTAATGACAATGGCGTTGATGAAATAATGGATTTGGATCAAGCTGATATCAATGACATGGTGCAACGCAATGTTGATCATCTTGAAATCATTTTAGCTTATGAGCCTGATCCAGAAGATGAGAGTGATGAAACGCCTGATATTGTTGGTGATGATTCAGATAAGTCAAGCTATACGGATGCAATCGACACTGGTAATGCTTATATAACAAGCAACGGATAAATCATGGCCCTTATAAGTGTCACCCCTCCTCCTGGAGTCATTACCAATGGCACTGATTATGCCAACAAAGGTCGTTGGGTGGATTCCAATTTAATCCGTTTTGCCGATGGGATTTTACAACCCATTGGCGGATGGGATTTACTCAAAAGCACAGCATTAACCGGCGCACCGATTGGCATGTATGCCTACAATGACAACTCAGGCAATGCGGTTCTAGCTGTCGGCACCAGAGAAAAAGTTTATGTTTACTATTCATACACCCTGACTTGGTATGATATTACGCCCTCCGGCTTTGTCACCCCAGCCAGCACCGATCCGCTTGGTTTCGGGGCATTTACTTACGGATCAGAGGATTACGGTGATGCCAGAAGCGAAAGCGGTTTGAGCTTTGGTGGCCCTAGTTACTCGTTTGATAATTGGGGTCAAAACCTTGTTTTTTGTTGTGATTCAGATGGGAAAATTTATGAATGGGATCCTAGCTCGCCCAGCACCATAGCCGCTGCCATTAGCAACGCACCCACCGGATGTAATGCTATTTTAGTGAGTAATGAAAGACATCTTGTTGCCATTGGTTCAGGTGATGATCCGCGTAAAATACAATGGTCTGATCGCGAGGACAATACCAGTTGGACAGCCACCAGCGTCAACTCGGCGGGTGATTTACAAATCCCTACAGGCGGTCATGCTCTGTCTGCGGTTAAATATAAAAATGACATCATTATTTTTACCGATACTGGCTTGGCTCGAATGTATTTTGTAGCCAGTCCGTTGACATACGGTATCGCTGATGCCGGAACCAACTGTAAGGTAGTCTCACCGCGTGCGGTGGTTGCGGTTGGTGAGTTTATTGCCTGGCTTGGGGAGAAATCAATTTTTGTTTATGACGGCACAGTGAAGGAAATGAAATGCGCCGTGAATGACTTTATCTTTGATAATATTCATGCTCAATATCGTAAAGCCACTTGTGGCGGCTCTTGTAGTGCTTTTAATGAGATTTGGTGGTTTTTCCCAAGCGGAGAAAGCCAAACACCCAACAAGTACATTATCTGGAACTACATTGACAAAACGTTTGCCGTTGGCACTTTATCAAGAGGCGCATACATTGATGAGGGCGTGTTTCAGTTTCCGATTGCAGCCGACAATGACGGTTTTGTTTATTATCACGAATCCGGCAACTTGTTTAACTCCAAAGGTTTAGGTTCCAGCAAACCCACAGCAACCTCTGGCCCGATTGAGATTTCCAGGGGTAATAACATGATGCACGCCACCCAGGTTATTCCTGATTCTGAGGCATCCACTTTGCCTGGTGTCACCCTATCGTTTAGCGGTCGATTTACCCCATTGGGTGCTGAAACTGACTTTGGTTCAGCTACATTTGAAGCGGATGGATTTAGTGATATTCGGTTCACCACTAAACAAATGCAAATGACCGTGACCGGCGATGTTGACCAAAAATGGAGTCTGGGTAATGTCAGGCTTGATGTCACCCAGGGAGGCAGCAGACGATAATGTTGGTCTCTTCTGTTCCCCAATATGTGCAAGGGCTAACCAACGCTAAAGTTGATTTAACCAGCACCAGTGTAACCACCCTTTATACGGCACCGAGCAGCGGCACCTTTAATGCCTCTATTGTTTCATCCATCCTGGTTAGTGATGACTCTGGCAGTGGTGACAGCATCACTCTAACGCTCACTAATGGCTCTGATGTTTATTCTCTATTTAAGAGTAAAACCATTGGCACCAACGGTACCGAAGAATTATTAACACGCGACCTGATATTACAAGGTGGCGAAATATTAAAAGTAACCGCCGCCACAGCCGACCGGCTTCATGTGGTGGCAAGCATACAAGAATTTAACCAATCCAGATGATGTTACAGGAGTTAAAAGTCATTGACGGTGGGCTGGCGAAACCCAAACCAAAAATGGAAGAGTGGGAAGTGCAATGGCAATGGTGTAAGCCATTGATTGAAACGTGCTTAAAATATCAAGAGGAATACTGTATTATGGATATTTATGAAGGCATAGCAACAGGTAAGCTGATGTTATGGCCTCATCCGATAAGTCAAAAATCCGTCATCGTGACGGAACTGATTGAATTCCCACAATATCGAGCCATGAACCTATTGTTCTTGGCTGGCAATATGTCAGATTGTGAGGATATTCTCGAAGCAGTCACCAAGTTTGCTCGTATCGCTGAATGTAAAAAGATTTTTGGCGGTGGCAGAAAAGGCTGGGGCAGATACGCAAAAAAACATGGATTTAAGAAAGAAAGGATTATAAGCAAAACATTATGAGCAAAGGCGCAACAACAGCAACAACATCTCTTGACCCACAACTCAAGGAAAAATATTTACAAGCCTACTCTGGTATTCAATCAGCAGCAGAAATTCCGTTTACACCCTACAGCGGTGACCTCATTTCGGGATTTAACCCAGACCAATTAGACACCTTTGCAGCCACCAGAGGTATGTTTGGCGATGCCATGGGCTACAACCCCAGGGGTGAATTGGCGGGAATGGCGACAGGGCCATTGGATATTGCTCAATATCAAAATCCTTACCAGGAACAAGTTATTGATGCAGCCATTAATGATTTAGACCGAGCCAGGCAAATACAAATTGCAGACAGTCAAGATAGAGCTATTGGCGCTGGGGCTTTTGGTGGTTCAAGATCAGCCATACTTGAAGGAGACGCTGATCGTGGTTATTACGATGCCGTAGGTAGAACTGCTGCACAACTTCGTTCACAGGGTTTTGACACGGCTGCCGGTTTAGGCATGCAAGACAGAGGTTTTAGAGCTGGACTGCAAGGCGGTCTTTTAGGCGATCAATACCAAACATTAGGCTTACTCGGCGGCATTGGCGGTCAACAACAAGGTCTTGGTCAATCAGGATTGGATGCAGCTTATGGACAATTCGGTAGAGCTGTTGATTATCCATTAAGACAAGCTGGTTTGTTATCAAGTGCAATCTCAGGATTGCCATTTGAGGGCCAAACCACACAACGTAAGAAAACAGGCTTTGGTGATGTTCTCGGTGGATTGTTTGGATTAGGTACTGCAATGGCAATGGGTGG